ATATAAAAGAAAAATTAAATCAGCTGGAAGAGAATTGCTTAAATCAATCAATCCAAGAATAAAGGATGATGAACAGAGCAAAAAAGCAAGAAGTTGACTCATCTCAAATTAAACTTCCAAAAGATTGAGATAAATCATAACTCTTATTATTGGGCCTTCAAAGTGTCCCTATAGTATAACCACTCCAAAATTATGAAACTTCGTCCTAATCAAATTGAAATTATTGATGCCCTCAAACAAAATTATAAAGGTATTATCACGAGTCCTACTGGTAGTGGAAAAACTTTATCTTTTATTACTGATTGCCGTAGATTTCTTCAACCAGGAAAAGTAATTCTTATTGTTGCTCCTCAATTGATGCTCTCAGAACAACTTTTCAAAGAGTTTGATGAACATTTATCTGATGAAGATTTTTATTATCGTCAGGTTTCTTCAGATCCCAAAACTTTTCAACGTGATCGTAAAAATCTAAAATTTCGTATTACTTCACCCAAATCTCCTACAACTTCTGTTGAAGAAATTCGAGATACTTATCGTATTGCACAAAAACTTAAGAAACCTCTTATATTATTTGTAACTTATGATAGTCTTTGTAGAGTAGTTTCTTCTTTAATTCCAATTGATGTTGCTTATTATGATGAAGCACACAATTCAACTTCTTCAGATCATTTCAATTCGGTAAAGTATATGAGTAATCATTCTATTCATAATTATTTCTTTACTGCAACTCCACGATATAGTCAATCTCGGAGTGTGGATGGTCCCGGAATGGATAATGTTTCTGTCTATGGTAAAAATATTGTCAATATTCCATTTAGACAACTTGTAAATCAAGGTATTATTGTTTCTCCATTCATTCACCTTCTAAAAAGTGATGCAGATACTGATAAAATGGATGAAACTTCAGTAAATCTTAAAACAATTAAAGAAATTGTGAATCATTACGAAACAGAACATTCTGACACTCCTGCTCATAAGATTCTTTTCTGTGCTCAAGGTACTAAATCCATTCAGGATTTGATGAATGCTGGATTACAAAAATGGGCAACTGAAATGGGGTATAAAGTATTATCAATTGATTCTGTAAATAAAGGATATGTTGATGGTAAACGCAATATCAATAAATCTGAATTTATAAAGACTCTCAATCAACTTGGAAATGATCCAAATCAAAAAATGATTGTGTTGCATTATTCGATGCTCGGTGAAGGAATTGATATTAAAGGTTTTACTGGAGTTGTATTTCTTCGCAATACTCTATCGCAAATATTTGCAACTCAATCTATTGGTCGGGTGATTCGTTCTGCTCCTGGTAAAAAATATGGTATTGTGACGATAGTTCAACACGAAAGTAATTCTGATGAAAGTCGGGAATTGATTCGACAAATTGTTGAACAACTTTTTAAGCAAGGTGTTCCTGTATCTGAAATTTTTAGCGAAGTTCAGGGTCGGGGTAAAGAAGATGAAACTATTGACAGTTTAGATGGAGATCTTAAAAAACTCATTCGTAATTATAATATTGAATATGAACACAATAACATTCTTGCAGAACTTTTGGGAATGAATACTGAGGATTTTGCTTTTTGAATAATCTTGGGGGCCTTTAAACTGTTTCTATAGTATGAGCACACTCACAATGCAACAACCTTCTGTTTATTCAAGTTTTGAAAAAGCACGAATAAAGTTCCGTGATGAATTTTCTAAAGGTATTAAACCTGTCGATAGTCGTCAACCAATTCCTGACGAACTTGCTAAAAAAATGGTTCAGGAGTTAATCGATCTTGAAGTCCCTAAAGATGCACTGATTGGTATTTTTGATGCCTTTTTGATTCTATCTACTCATCTTAAGGAAACAGGATATACAAATCTAGTTCTTCTTGAAAATAGTCACAAAAACTTGACTAATGCACAGGAAACTTATTATAATAATGTTCAGAACATATGTGAAAAGTCTAATATTAAATACTATGTACCACCACTGAATAACTATGGGAGATGTAATATGCAATTTGATGTAGTTATTGGCAATCCTCCTTATCAAGATGTAAAAGAAGGAACTCGATCTGGTTCTTCTTCTGAACCTTTGTGGTGGCAAATTACTAAAACTGCTTTTAATTTGCTCAAGGATGATGGTATTGTTTCCTTTGTAACTCCCACAACTATTGTCAATGGTGGTGAACAATTTACTGATTTGTTTCTTGGTCAAAATGCAAAATATGATCTCAAAAAAGTAGATTTTAGTGCCGATGATTACTTTAAGGTTGGTATTGACATTTGTCGTTGGGTTGCAAAAAAATCAAAATCTTCACACTTTATTGATATTAATGATGGTAGAATTATAAATTCTTCCCGTGTAAATTATATTTCTCAAGATAAGATCTTTGATGAAATTCTTGAAACTTTAGTCAATTATGATGGTGATAAATTAACTTTTAATCAAACAAACTCTTACGATTATCGTTCTGTTGCTAAAAAATTAAAAAAATCTGGTTTTCCCGAAGAATGGTCAAAGGATCTTATAGATGTTCAGAATGATGAATATCTTTATTCAGTTGCTAATAACGATAAAATTAAATACTCTCGCGTAAAGTGGAAAGATTATAAAGTATGGCGTGTCTTTGTTCCTCAATTTGTAGGTAATAAAGATATGAAATTCTGGATTGATGATAAGATGGCAGCAACTGGAACTACTTGGACACATCGTTGCAATTCTAAAGAAGATGCAGAGAAAATCTTCTCGATTGTAGATACTCCAGAATATAAATGGGTTATCAATAAACTTAAAGTAAACGGTAGAATAACTGGAAAGATTCGTTCACTTCCTGCAAATTATCTTTCTGAAGTTCTTTCACCAGAACAACTTTCTTACATCCAATCACAACTTTAATTATGGAACTTCAACATCCCGCATCCTTTGATATTGCAGAATTATCTAAAATTATAGATGTCCAAACTCTTTCAGAATTTATTAGAAATGTTGTAAAATATGGTAAAGTACAAGATCCTGACATTTATGAACCTCTCAAATATACTGGAGATTGTTGGGAAGTATTTGCAGAGTTCTTTTTTAAGTTTCACAATGGGGATCATACTCTCACTTATACTGCGAATTATGAACCAAATGTAGACTATGATCGTGGAATTGATGGTAGTGGTATTTCAACTCTTGATGGTAAATTATGTGTACATCAACATAAATTTAAGGCGAATCCTACTGCTTATCTAACCAATGATGACAATATTAGTAATATTGCAGCAGATGCAACTCTAAATGAGGGATTGATTCCGAATGGTAAAAATATAATTGTTTTTACTTCTTGTAGAGGAGTACACCCAAACCATGCAATGGCATCTGCACATTGTATCTCTGAAAAACAAATTTCTAGACGAGTTGATAAAAATGTAGTATTCTGGAATGACTTTAGAGAAGTAATAAAGAATCAGAGTTATGATAAAGAATAGTCACAATTTATCTGTTGGTTCTGAAATTGAAAGAACCGATGAACGTATAGATCAAACTGGTGAGGTATTCACACCTCTTGAACTTTGTAAAGAAATGGTAAATGAATTGCCCATAGATATTCTAAAAAACCCTAAAAGCACATTTTTAGACAATTCTGCTGGCAACGGCAACTTTATAATTGCCCTGCGAGATAAACTATTAGAATATCACGAGTTATTACATATTCTCAATCATATGCTCTATGCCGTTGAGTTGATGCCAGATAATCATAAAGAAATGTGTGAGCGTCTTGGTGTTGATACAAATCACCCACATTATGTTTGTCACGATGCACTTACTTATGATTATTCTTTTGGTGAACCTGCTGGAATTGAAAGATTTTTTCAAGATTAATTTATGTGGTGGGCCTTCAAAGTGTCCCTATAGTATAATCACTCCAAAATTATGAAAACTGTGAAAGTTCCCGTCACAACTCTGGAGACTCTGATTGAGAATCTTGCAGATGCAATAAATGTCTGCTACAGGGTAGAGTCCAGATCAGAAGATACCGAAAAATCTTATCCCTATGCTGCGGGATATAGTCGTTCGGCAATGCTTAGGGTTCAGGAGGAACTTAAGAATCTGAAAGAATCTGCCAAATAAGAACTCTGGGGCCTTCAAAGTGTCCTTATATTATGAGCACCAAACCAATGATTTCTCTTCGTCCTCACCAACTTCGTGGTGTTGATGCCATGTCCAAGCACAACAAAGGTCAACTTATAAAACCAACTGGGGCAGGGAAAACTCTTACTATGATTGCTGATGCACTCAAAGAGTTTGCTAAAGAAACTCCACAGACCATTGTTGTTGTTTCTCCTAGAATACTTTTGAGCGAGCAGTTATCTTCAGAGTTCCTTGAGTTCATTGTGAATGCAGAAGTTCTTCACGTTCACAGTGGAGAAACTCATCACGAATCCACCACAAATCCGAATACAATCCGTCAGTGGGTGGATACTCATAACTCTCGTCACAAGTTAATAATCACAACCTATAACTCTCTTCAACGTCTGGTTGATGCCGAGATTGATGTGGATACAATATACTTTGATGAGGCACATAATTCCGTCAAACGCAACTTTTTCCCTGCAACAGAGCACTTCTCTGCGAATGCAAATCGTTGCTACTTCTTTACTGCGACCAGAAAAACTTCACTCACTCCCACAAAACCAG